AAGTTTGAGCTAATCTCAAATGCAGCTGGAGAAGCCCAGGAGAAAATCGGCGGCGCTTTAGTCGATGCTTTAGTATCGGCTTTTGCGGCTGGAGATCCTCAAGAGTTTGTAAGCAAAATCGAGGACCTATCCGTAAAAATTGCCGATATGGTCGCTACTGCCGTATTTGGATTTAAGAAACTTTATTATCTAACAAGCGACCAAGCTATTTTAGCCTCATTAAATCCGTTTGATGATTACGAAAATCAAGTAGTACGGATTATCGATGCTCAAGAAAAGGCGTTTAAGGCATCGTTTAATCGTATTAAAATGGGCTACGTCGGATCGATGGCGGTAGGTATTTATCCAAGCGCAGCCGACGAGGCTGCCCGTAAGGCATACGAGTTAGCCGCAATTAAACGCCAAAAAGAATTAGCGGCAGCTCAGGCCAAGGCGGCTAAAGCAGAAAAGGCTAAAATAGCCCTTACTAAAGCCGAGGCCGTTTTTGATAGCACCCGGATCTCGCTTGCTGCAGCTCTTAAAGCTACATACGACAAAGAGACAAAACTACGCCTCGAGGCGCTTATGCTGATCGAGGAGGACAAAGGCGATGCAGCTTTAAAGAAAATCGACGAGCTCGCTAAGTTCCAAAAAAACGCGGATATGGAGCGTTTAGCTGGAGTTACTACTATTAGTAACGCTACGCTCCAAGCTCTTAACACTCAGCTACTAACAGAGCTTAAGGTTATTAACGGTAGCAAAATGGCCGAAGGCGATAAAGAGCTAGCACGTGAGGAGGCGTTTAAGAAATATAACGCCGCGATTACGGCTGCCGGTACGTTAATGGCTAAAGAGGCTTATAACGAGCGCGTACAGATCCAACTAACCGAGATAGCTCGGCTTGCCTCTATTAGTAAAACTACTAGCGCAGGCACTACGGCTAATTTACTGCTCGAGTCTGCCGAACTAACAAGAATTGAGCGAGTAGCCAAGGCTCAAGCCGAGGCCGATGCTAAACGCCTTGCCGATCTTAAACAATATCTCGGGCTATTAAATGCTAAAGATCCTCTCATAGGGACTCCGGTGCCTAATTTTACGCCTCCTAGCTGGGCTAAACCGGGTGGACCGTCTACGACTATGGGACCTTTTGCTATTGCCCGAGAGGAGTTACCTACCAATGTTATGGGCGGTGGCGGCGGTGGCCTTGGTTTAGAGGATCTACGTGGCAATTATAAAGGTTTAGCCGATGGGGTAATAGCCGGGGTAAATCCTAATTTGACTCCTATAACTCCTCTAGCTCCTCAACCTAATTACGGCTATAACCCTACTATGGGCTTTCCCGGTCAAAGCGTAGAGGTAACGATTAACGCCGGCGTAGGAGATCCTGAAGCTATTGCTAGAGCAGTCGAGGATATTCTTAACCAGTCGAGCTATAGAGGTACCTCAGTGAACCGGGGCTCGGGAGTATACGCGATATGAGTACTTGGCTCCCCGAGTGGAGGATCACGGTAGGCACTACAGTTTACGATAACGTATTATCGCTTAATATGGCTACGGGCCGCGATGATATCGACCTACAGTGCAACGCCGGATACGCACGTATGGAAATTATAAACCTTACTAACCTGCCTTTTGATATTGACGTAACCGATACCCTTACCCTCGAGCTCAAAAATAGCGCCGGGACGTATGTACCCGTTTTTGGCGGTGAGGTATCAGATTTTGGTATATCCGTACGATCGCCTGAGGAGATCGGCTTTATAACAATCGGTAATATATTGGCCGTAGGATCTTTATCTAAGCTTACCAAGGCGCTTTTTCCCGATGCCTTAGCTAAGGATGAGGACGGCAATCAGATTTACGATATCCTGAACGATCTTTTATTAAACACTTGGTCACAGGTAGCACCGGCTTTAGAGTGGATAAATTATAATCCTTTGACTACGTGGGCTAATGCAGAGAACGTAGGGCTTGGCGAAATCGATCAGCCGGGCCTCTACGAGATGATCGCTAGGTCAGCTGAGCCGGCTAGCAGCTATAACCTATGCGCTCAAATAGCACAAAGCGCACAAGGGCAGTTATACGAGGACCGAGAGGGGCGCGTTTGTTATGCCGATACAGATCACCGTAACGCCTACCTAGCCGCTAACGGCTATACTACTATTTCGGCTAATTACGCTATACCCTCTACGGTCAAAACAATTTTACAAATAGGCAAAATACGTAACTCTTTAGTATATAATTACGGTAATAATTACGCTAGCCAAGCTACCGACCTCGATGCTGACTCCGTACTTAATTATGGGCGATATCAGCGCGTAGTTACAACTAATCTGCATAACCTAGCCGATGTTAATACCCTTATGGAGCGAGAGTTAAGCCTCCGAGCAATACCTCGAGAGCAGCTACAGAGCATCAGCTTTAGGCTTGATAACTCTAATCTACCCGATGCCGAGCGAGATAAGCTTATAGATGCTTTTTTTGGCGAGCCGATGGTTATAAACGATCTACCTATAAATATGTTTAATGGTTCTTTTAACGGCTTTGTAGAAGGTTACGCTATTAGAGCTACTCCGGGTTATGTGGATTTAACCCTTACTCTCAGCCCTACAGATTTCTCACTGATCGCGCCACAGTGGGACACAGTTATTCCGGCCTCCCTTATATGGACTGGGGTAAATGCTACTCTTATCTGGCAAAATGCTTATGGAGGTTTAACCTAATGGCAACTACTACGCCTAATTTTGGCTGGCCCGTTCCCACGTCGACCGACTATGTAAAAGATGGAGCAACTGCTATCGAGGCTCTCGGTGACTCAATCGATGCCTCGTTACTTGATCTTAAAGGTGGCACTACTGCACAAGTGCTAAGCAAAAACTCAGCTACCGATATGGACTTTACGTGGATAACAAATACTAACGTAATACCGGCCACTGCGCCTATATCCGGTAGCTACTACTTGAGTCCCGGTTCAAGTGTTGGCGGGTCAACGGCTGTTGTAAACACGACTTATTATCTGCCCATATTAGTACCGGTTACTACGACTTTTGATCGTATTGCTTGTATGTCTTTTACGTCTTTCTCCGGCACTGCCTCGGTAAGACTTGGGATCTATAATAATTCTAATGGAGCACCGGGGACAGTATTATTAGATGCTGGAACAGTAGCCATAACAGCGGCTAGCACTATGTCCGCAATAACGATTTCTCAATCTTTATCGCCGGGTATTTATTTTATGGCAGCCAATACGGTTACAGCCGCGACGACAAATACGTTTTATCGATATAGCAACTCGGCAGGTAATCCCCTTCTTGGAGCAAACCGCACAAACATTAGCACCGCTAACGCTTTTGAGGGTTTTTCTCAAAGTGTAAATGTCACTTCTGGATTTGCAACGGCCGTTTCCCCTGCATTATCGACAACACTTAGCATAATGACTGCAATTAGGGCGGTATAAAATGAAATCAGTTACCTATGGCCTTGGCGGCTTTGATGCAAAAAAGCCAAATAACAATTTAATAGAGGAAATCGATCTCGCAGATGATCCCTCCGATCAAACTGAATAGCTACAATGGCTACCCGGCCTCTAAAGATCCGGACGAGATAAAAATAAAGTCCTACGCGGTAAAGGGTACGGATCGTAAGCTTAAGTGTGCCGAGAGCGTGGGCCCGCTCTTGGCCGCTTTTGCCGCCGAGTTTCATACACTCATCGAGCCGATCGATGAGGGTACATACGATGACTGGGGCTACGCTTTTAGGATGGTGCGCGGATCTACTGACCGTTTAAGTTGCCACTCATCCGGTACGGCGATCGATCTAAACGCTACAAAGCACCCCCTCGGTAAAGCCGGCACGTTTCCGCCTGAGAAAATACCGATGCTAAGAGCTTTAGCTAAAAAATACGGCCTTAAGTGGGGCGGCGACTTTAAGAGCAGGCCCGACGATATGCACTTTGAGGTAGAAATCTCATCGGCCAAGGCTAAAGCCTTAATACAGAGTTTAGGTTTATAGTTAGACAAATCTCTAAGGGCACTAGGGAGTAACAATGAAAGAGCAATTAATCGCAGCCGGTAAGTCATACCTACGCTCAGCTGCAGCCTGCGTAGGAGCTTTGTACCTATCCGGTATTACAGATCCAAAAGTATTAGCTAATGCGTTTATCGCTGGGCTAATCGGGCCATTACTAAAAGCCGTCCAACCGTCGGAGAAGCAGTTAGGCGTAGGCTCTAAGTAATGGAAAAGGCTCAGCTCGCAGTCGGTATCGCCTTGGGGGGCTTTACTATTTTGGGGCTGGGGGCTGGGCTTATCCGACACTTTGTTAAGTTTTATCTATCCGAGCTTAAGCCGGACGGTAACGGTGGACATAACCTACGCGGCCGTATAGATCACATCGAGGCTAAGCAAGAGCGTATGGATGCCAAGATAGACAAGATTTACGAAATATTATTAGAGACACGCCTCGCGCAGTAGTTGCTATATGTCGGTATCTGCCTACATACTGATACTACACACGCCGAGAGGGCTACTCGGATAGTAGCCTCATCGGCCTTAACAAAGGGCGATATATGAATAGTGCAGACTTTTTAATAGTCTTTGCAGTAACGGCAATTATGGCAGCGTTTATTAAAGCTGCGTACACACTTGGATACCGTGAGGGCCATAGCGAGGGTTACCTAAGAGGTAGAGCTATAGCTCAAGCTCTCAAGGATAAAGGCTTGGTCCGATAATGGGATTTATGGATAACTACGAGGACGTTAATAGCCGGATAAAGCGTTTTAGAGTTGAGTTTCCATCCGGGCGATTAATTGCATACATCGAGGACATAAACCTAGAAAAGGGTACGATCCTTGTAAAGGCTGAGGCGTACCGTGAGTACGAGGATGCAGTACCAAGCGCCGTAGATTATGCGTTTGGCAACGTGGCGACACTGCCGCAAAATATGAAAAAATGGTTCATAGAGGACTGCATAACTAGCGCCTACGGTAGAGTTATCGGCCTTTTAACGCCAAGCGAACACGCTCGACCTACCGTACAAGATATGCAAAAGGTAGAGGCCGCGCTCGCTGATCCGGATCCTTGGAGTACTAAAGCTAGTAACGAGGGTATACCGACTATGGCTACGGCTATAGCTGAGATCCAACAAGGGCTAGGCGGTGAGTTACCGGCTGAGCCTCCTCGATGCGTACACGGTACGAGAGTATGGGCTGAGGGTACAAGCGCTAAGACCGGTAAAGAGTGGGCCGCTTGGCGATGCACTCAAAATA